AACCATCATAACTAATAATATAACAACCTTTCATACTAGTACCATCTTTACCTTCAGTATCTAGCTCTTCATTATGTTCATCACTATAATATAAGATACTCGCATCTCTCAATGCAGGAATTTGGCAGTTAGGGTCGTCGACTAATGGATTACCAGAAGATTGTTCTATATCCCCAACACCAAAAAGACTAGGAAAATCTAACTCAAAAAAGCTACCGCAATTACAATCTTCACATTCATCATATTTGGTGAGTGGTAATCTGTATTTTACAGAATCTATCAATCCAACTACTAAATTTGCTAAAACTATCGTAAAAATAGCTACTGCTAATGCAAATGCAAACTGACCTATTGCCGAAAGAATTGCACCTAAAGGAAGCATCCCCGCCATCCCAATCACTATATTCAATATTTGTGTCATTGCTACTGCTAAAGCGGCTACTGCATTAGCAATATTCATGAGCAAACTATACATTTGTATGATAATAAAGACAGCCATAATAGCAAAGGGCACAAATATAGATAAGACTGTTAAAAACAGTGTTAGTTGACTCATTAGGAATATAAATGACCCACCTCTAAAACCATCATTAGCTGGAAATTCTTTTATACTTCCACTACAATCTGTTTCTTTAGCGGGATTAGTACTTTTTATTCCTATGAAACTCCATCTATCTCTTTTAGCACTATATCCACCAAACATGGTTCCTCTACCAGGAAGGTCAGCATCAAAAGAATTGCCGTCAAAAGGATTATTATTATAATCATTTCTATAAATGTCTATAAAATTTGAAAGTGTATATACCCTATCTGGAACCATTTCATAAAAATAATCTTCACCTAAAAACGCAGGAGAACTAAGATAATTATCACATTTCGTTTGGAGTGTTGTGCCCATATCATGAGGATAATCTAATAAATCTGTGGAAAATTGATAACTAGAAATCATATCATTAGTGTATTCTCGAATATTTGGAACTAGATACTTTCCTTTACGTGACTCAGAACTAACTTCACTATCGAAACTAATTCTGAATCTATATTTTCCCCTTGTTGGCACTCCTATAGCGGGGTCATCAGATATTTGTTCGTTTCCAAATTCATCGGTATAAATATAATCTAAATTCATTGGCACTTTAGCTACAAATGAACCAGTACCATCTATATTATGTAAATTAATTTTTTCTAATTTAGGTCTACATGCACAATTGGGGTTTGCGTCATCATTCTCTTTAAATACCGTAAATCTAATTGCCTCTATCTTTCCACTACCTGTAGTTAATTTGCAAACATCCCCCTGACTTCTACCAGGGCCACATTTCCACCCTAAACTACCACTATTATCATCACTAATAATACTTCCCATAAATAAAGCGTTAGGTCTAAACTCTACGTTTGAATCTCTTAGGTCAAAATCAGCTCGGGATATACCTGAATTACACATTTCATCATCTCCCCAGAAAGAAACAGATTCTATTGTTTTGTTCTGAATTACTATTTGTGGTAAAGTATCTAAATTCTCGGAGTCACTAAAAACTGCTGAATTTTTAAATTTTTCTATAGATACTCCTTGTGAAACAAAATCAAAAGGTTTCATAGAATAACATCCAATATCACTAACATCTACAGACATATGGAGTTGGTGGATTCCTAACGGAACTCCCCAAATCATATAATCACCATTCTCATTAGTTTTTACAGTAAATTTATAATATTTTTCGTAGACCTCTAATTTAAGTGGATTAGATATAGTTTCTTCCGCTGTTAAAAAACTTCCTGTAGGTGTATGTCTATTATGTTGTTTAGTGGTAGGTAAGAGATTATATCTGTATCCTTCTTCATTTTTATCCGTAACATCCTTAAATGGATACATCTCTTTTATTGCTTGGTCTTCTTCATCTTCTGCGGTTAAAGGAATGAATATAGAAAGTTTAGCATTAGGCACTCCTAGTCCGCTATTGGCGACTACTCTTCCTACAATTACACCATAGTCTGCACACATTCGTGCGTACACCTCTGACTGGGTCAATTTTAGACTCAATACTTCTAAAAGGTCAAAGTCTTGTTGTAAATTTACCTTAACAAAACTATCTTTACCTACGTTAGTTCTTATTCTATATGATTTGGGCATACATTACTTTAACAGATAAATATTTGTTCTGTCAAAATTAAAAGTAATATACACTACCTATTTGTAAATCTAATTATGTTATGGATGGTTGGGCTAAAGATTTAATCCTTACAGCGATATCTTTATTCGGTAACTTAACCTGAAATATTTGATTAGGTTGTGCAAATAATGTACCATCAATTAAAGCTATCTCTTTTGTTATTGGATTTTTATATGGTTGGGATACTGTATTTTCAGAATATTCACCTCCCACATTATTTATCAATCTTATATCTACTAAATTTATAACTCCTGGTTGGTTTACTATATCTTTGGTTAGTTCTCCTGTAAAAACATCTTTACCCATTTCTTTATTATCAGGACTGAAAAACGTTGTTGTCTTATCGATAATATTGGTTATAATGTCCGATTGATTATATCCTGGGTCTATAATTAAGTCTAGTTCTACACTTAAATCAATAACTTCAGCAGAAGTTACGCTTATATAATCATTTAACATTCTATAATCAGAAAGATATTCAGCGATATTTTTCATCATCGTCGTGCTTACTTTGGAACTTAGGGAGCCGTCTTCTGAATAAGATAATAAATTAATAAAAACCTTATTCTCTACTTCCATTACCCCTACTTTTGCGGGTGAACCAAATATGCTAGGCATTGTTTGTATTCGGGAAACATAATCATTAACCGTTACCGCTCTTTCTTGAGCAGAAAAATTAAACGAGATATAATTTCTTATTTCTTCTACACTTGGTTGATTGGCTCCCCCAATTGCTGAAGTTACATTATTAACAGTTAAAGAATCTCTTACAGAGGAATTAATACTACTTATAGGACCGTTAATTGCAAAATCTATACTAGATACGGTATTAATACTATTAGGACCTACATTAGTCCCTTTACCTCCACCTACACGATATTGGATAAAGATTGTTGTATTAGATTGTGGTGCTTTACCAAGTGATAAATTATTCATATATTGATTTAAATCTAGCTTATATCCTGTTGAAGTCAGTTCGTCTAATGAATCTTCTGCTGAACTACTTCCACCACCTAATGTTAGAAAAAAGAACCCTTCAGGTGTGTACTCCGTAATAAACCTTTGGTCTGTATTTTGCCATTTACCTATTTTAATTCCTGGTTTATCAGACTTCTTACTATTCTGCTCAATGAATACTTTGTCTTGTACTAACGCTTCTACCTCATACCACTTATTTGTTGCGTTAATGAAATCAGTATTTTTTGGTAGAGATTGTATACTAGTACCGTCTTTCTGCATTACTGCAGTAACACCTAAAACGTTTTTCTCTGGTAAAAATACTTTAAGAAATGGTTTAACATCAGTACTAGTTATTACTTTTTTAAATACTTTAGTTACTCCGTTAACTACTACTTCTCGTTTAGTTATAGTATAATTAATAACATTTCCATTTGCATCAAAATTAGGGGTTTTGGTTCGGTTTGGGAATCCTTTACTGTCATATGCATTCGCAAAATCCACGTCATTCACTAACTCAAATACCTCACCTGCTCCTTTAAATTGTGAATTTCTACGTAATAATCCTAAGTATCTTGTATTTTCCTTATCTCCCATTACTGGTACAGTAACAGACAAATCTGCCACTGCTACTGAAGGACGATTTCCTGGTATTTTTAAACCATAAGTTCTTGCTATATTATACAGTGAAGACCTTTGTTGTGCATATTCTAAAACTGTCTCTTGAAGACTTCTATCAATATGATAGTTTAGATTATCACCAATTGCCGCGTTTAAATCTAATAAAACTGAAAATATAGAAGCGTCATTGGCATTTTGAATTAGGTCCGGATATTGTTGTTTTACATATTTTAATAAGTCTGTTCTTAATCCAACAAAATCTCTTTCTGTATATGATATTTTATTATTTGCCACTATAAATTAATTATTACAAAATCTTTAGTTTCGAACGCACTACTAGTAGTGGTGAAATCAACTCTTACTTTAGCTGTATATTCTTCTGCAGCAGCACCAGAAACCCTATATACTCTATCATCATTCGTAGTAACTAATGTGCCTTCTGTTTCTTCTGCTTCTAAAATTGGTGTTACATCTATACTGTCTATCCTTAGGTTTGGTATGTATTTGTCTACTTGTTCTCTTATTTCTGCTTCAATAGAATCAAAAGTTGGTGTATCCATTGGTTCAAATATATATTCGTATAGTCTCGTACCAAAATCAGGTAAGAAATACCTCATTCCTTTTCTGGTTAAAAGTAAATGTATTAAATCTGCTTTAATCTCGTCTTCTGGGGTTTCGGTTAAATCAAACATGTAACCCAACCTACTCTTATTTAAAGGAAAATTTATCCCGTATGTTCCGAATTCTGGCATTATAACTTTTTTATATAAATACTTGTAAGATTAGTTTGTTTTGTCTTTTATGGGTTGGGTTTTATTTTAGTGGTCTTACTACCCTTGTGTTTCACTCAATTCTTCTATTGGGGTCAACTCAACATCAATCTCACATTGGCCACCAGAACAAGCTAATTCACCTGACAAATCAGTATTGTCTTCCAACTCTACAACTTTAGATAAATCGATATCTTTTAATGAGTTTAACATTTCATAATATTTTTCTTCAGTTATATCCTCAAATGGTGCTTGTATATAACTTCCACCATCATAAGGTAACACTGAAAGTCCGTTGTAATGTTTCTTATTTTCCCACATCCACTCTCCTGCTGCGTCCCACTCATGGTCTCTTAATGATATAGTTGCAGAAACATTATGACTATTAGACCCCTTTCTATGGCCAGCATTTACCCATTCGGTTGCAACTTTTTTAACTCTTTCCAATAACTGGAATGGTGATTCTGTTCTCATTATTGAACCTTTTGGAGCTCTCTGCGGGATTTCAATCACTGCAGTATCATGTGGTCTGAAAAATTCGTCTTCGACTAACTCTGGATGGTTTATAAGTAAGTAATTGTAAATTGCCTCATTTTTACCAACTCTAAGCCTTCTAACGTAATAATCATTATGCCATGCATGAATTCCTGATGAGGTTCCTAATGTTAAAGAAGTTGTTCCTGCTGGTTTCACTGTTGTTGTTCTTGCTGCTTGATTAATCCCTAAAAGTTTAGACACTCGTGTATTTTCCCTTTTTACTAAACTAGCAGCTTTAGACATATCATAATTAAGTACTTTACCTGACCCTATACCTGTCATTGAAACTCCGATTAGGGCTTCTTTTTCAGTTGTCTCTCTCCAAACTTCTCTTAAGTAATGGAATTCTGTATATCCTGCTTGAAGTGTTCCTATAAACGCAGCTGTTTTAACTCTTTCATTTAAGTCTTCTTGTGAATATATATTTGATACGTTTACTTCACATAGATTACAGAATTGAAATGGTCTTAAAGCAATCTCACAACATGGATTAGTTCCCCAATCTTTATCATTATTTAGATAAATTCCTGGTTCACCTGCTCCAGATAATTCTACTCTTTTCCATAGTTCCATAAAAAACTCCTTAGTAATTTTATGTCTCATTAAAACTGCTGAATTATTTGCTCTTCCTCTCTGGGCATTTAATTCCCACCAATTTCCAGCTTTACATCCAATCATAGAATCATCGTCAGCACTAAATAATGAAATAAGTGCAGCTCTTCTAATGCCTCCTGCTAATACAGCATCTGCTATATAACAAATAATATCATGTACCTCAAGTGTAGATAATTTGTCCCCATTTTCTTTTTCTGATAATATACCTTCAATCTTTACTAAACATTCTTTAAGTGGTTGAGGTCCTGGTGCTTTACCACCTGAGGTCACAAGTCTTGCACCTTTTTGTCTGATATCTGAGAAATCAAACTCTATTCTACTTCCTCCACCATTCATGTATGATTTAATTAAAACTTTAATTGAGTCAGCCCAGCCTTCTATAGAATCTCCAATCAAAAACCTTCTCTTTCTTTTTGGGTATGGTTTTTGAATTACTGGTAATTTTGCAACATGGTGTTTTTGTACTGAATATCCTACTCCAGTCCCTCCAAGTAATAAAAACATTGTTTCACTAAATGAGTCAGGATGGTCAATAGGTAAATACGCACAGTTATAAATTCTATTAGGACTTATCTCAATTGGTTTTCCTCCGAACTGCATACTTCTCATTGATGGTAATACCTTTTTATCGTATACTAGTTTATATTTTTGATTAATATCCTCTTTAAGATGAGGGTATTTTTTTATATGCATATTTTTATTCCTTGTCACTAATTCTCCCCATGTCTCTCGTCTATTTAACTGTGGCATATATTTTGCATACTTCATGTAAACTGTAATGTCCGACAAAATTTTATTAGATACTTCCATATTTTTAATTTTTTTTAAGTTGGTTTGAGATTATTTATTAATCTCCTATATTAATTTATTGTTTGGTTTCTTCTATCTAGTGCTGCTCTTACTCGTTGAGCATTTCTTACTTCCCTCGCATTTTCTAGGTCTAAAAAGGTTTGTGATTGTTCTGTATCGATTTCTAAATACTCATTATCAAATTTACAATTCTCAAAAACTATACCATCTTTACCAATTCTAGATTTAGTTAAAGCAATAGTAGCTAACCCTAATTCTTTTTGTTGTAAACTTTTTGCGATAGATATTATCACATGCCCAACTTGTGCTTTTTTAATTGACCCTCCCATCATATCATTAGTTACTACATTGGAACTTATCGAAGTTCTATTTCCTTGTGCAGCGGTCCATCCAACTACATCAAGTTCGTTACACATACTCTCAAATTGTCTCATAACTGAACCTTCCCCTTTCCATTCATCAGAGAATATCCTATCTGGTAAAAGACAATCAATATAATCTAAAATTATTAAATCTATTTTATTATCTTCTGCAATTAATTTTCTAACTCGATTTTTAATTTGATTAATATTCATTGTATCAGAAGGTAATTTCTCTAACAATAATTTACCTCTTCCTTTGTATTTTTCTAATTTCTTTAATACTTCTTCTTTTTGGGACGCTTGTTCTTTTGAGGAAATTCCTGTCCAACAAGTTATATGCTTTCTTTGAATTATCTTTGGATTGTCCTCAAAAAATATTTGTAAAACATTAAATCCTAAATTATAAGCTGTATTTGCAACTTTAGTTAATATAGTGCTTTTCCCTACACCCGTTGGTGCTAAAAATAGCCCTATTTCTCCCTTTGCAAGACCACCATCTAATAAATTGTCTATTCCGGTAATGCCTGTAGGTATAGGGTCTCTAAAATCATCTTTTAATACTTCTTCTAATCCACTAAACACATCTAATAAGGTTTGGTCTAATTCTCCAACCTGGATAGCTTCTCTAATATATGATTCACATTTATCATAAGATTCAAAATCTCCATCATCTAAAATCTTATTAACTTTAGTGATAGCTTTTTTTAATTCTTGTTGTTTACAAAACTTTAAGGATTTTTCTTGTACCCATAAATGGTCTTCATATGGACAGTCTTTAATTTCGGATAACATATCAAATACATTTTGCCTTGCCATATCAGATGTTACTTCTATTCTACTTATTTGGTCCAAAGCATCAAATGATGGGGGTAAATTGTACTTATCATGATATTCTTTTATCATCTGCATAATAAGTTTAAAATATTGATTGTCAAAATATCTAGCTTCTATTACATCTATGATAGTAGACGCAAATTTCTTATCAACAATTAGTTGATTTAAAAGTTTTATTTGAAAGTTATATCCTAGATAACCAAAATTGTTTTTTCCGCTCATATTATAAAATTTTTACACATTAATAAATATAGTTAACTTCATCTTAATACCTCTATTGGTGTTGTTTTTCTAAGTGACAATGTGTCACTAAGCTCAGATAATATCTGTGGTATTAGAGGCCTTATATCAACTGTATATCTTACTCTTGTTGGGTATATGTGAGACGGTAAAATAGTGGCAATTATATTTCTTCCATTCTCTTTAATTTCAATCTCAAAAACTTCTTTCTCTGACCCTTCTAGGTCTTGGTCTGACAAATTAACCACATTAGTGTATTGATTATATTGGTCATATAGGTAATCCCAACTCCTTTTTTTTAAATGATATCTCAACTTTGTCTTTATATCTTCAACTTCTTCAAAAAGTTCTAAAGATGTTAATGTTTTAGGATTATGTTTTCTAACATTAAAATATCTCTGACAAATAATATTTCCATTTATTTTTAATAGGAACTCAAATTTTGATATTAGTTTTTTATCTATCTTATTTTCCATTTCTTTTATTTTTAAAATTATACGTTTCTTTTTTTATTAACTCAATAAACGGTTCAAAAAAATCTAGCCACGCATTGTCCTTTTGTGGTAAAAATTTATTTAATCCGTCTCTTAATGTCATTTCAATAACATTTTCTATTCTTCTATCTGTAGGGTCTAAAGGCAGTTTAGAGATTGACGTAATCTCCTCTTTTGCTTCTTCTGTTAGGAAAGGAATAGATAAATCAATTAATCTTCTATTAGTCTTATAAAATTCGTCTCCTCTCTCTCCACTTTTAGTGACACCTTCTAAGATATTAATTATAGCTTTTTTATTTTTATTAGTAGTATCTTTAAGTTTTTTACTCCTATCTAATACAAATTCTAAATTTATCTCTTTTTCAGCTAATTCTGGAAATAAATTAAATAAAGTTTTTTCCCCTAAATAACTTATCCCTTCTATATTGTCACTTTTATCCCCAGTTAATAGTTTAAATAAAACTATATTTGTCACCGGGATTTGTTGTTTCCCAATTTTTACCATACTACCATGTTTAACATATTCTTTTTTTCTAGGTAAATACTGAGTTACTTTCTTGTTTATAAGTTGTATTAAATCTTTATCGGAACTTATTATTGTTTTTTCTTCTTTGGGTGTGATTTGACAATAATACGCAATTCCATCGTCCGCCTCACAATACTGGAATTGGCATTGTCTTATAAATAATTCTTCTAGGTATTCGGATATTCGATTCTTTTGTTCCATCATTGATTGAAACCTTTCGTCATCCATTCTCTTTTTTCTATTTGCCTTGTAAGACGGATATATTTCTTTTCTAAAGTGATTGCTTTTAGGTCCATCCCAAAAAACAACTACCTTATCATAGTTTTTTTCTAATAAATGTTTCTGTAATGTAAGTATGAAATGATATAACGCTCCTAAATGTTTATCTTTATTGTAAACATTCTTGACGCCATGAAAACCAATTTGTAATATACAATTACCATCAACAACTAAAGTTTTCTTCATTTATCATCTTTATAGGGTTAAACATTCTTTTTAAAATAATTCTCCGGTATCTTCTACAGCTAAATTATAATCTCCCTCAGAACCTATAATTTTGCCCCAATACTCAGCATTTTGTGTTTTGTAAATTTCTATTGATTTTTTTTCTTCTGACTGGTCTTTTCCTTTTAAAAACCCATGTGGTGTGATTAGTATCTTTCCATCTTCATAACCTAAACCATTCACATGGTTCTTCAAGATAGATATTTTAGTTCTAGTAGCAAACTTAACTTTTCTTTTGTCCTTAGTTGCAGTTATTTTACTTACTCCAGAATTCTTTTGATTGCCGTATAGAAACACTAATGTAGAATTTAACCACAATGATTCACCTCCTTTTGCCTTAATTTTAGGTTGACTAAAAGGATTGTCAGCCAGTTCTACCCATGGTTGATTGACTACTACTAGGGTGTTAGTGTGTTGAGATGTGTCTTTTCTACTTCCTGAAATTCTTTGGTTAATTCCCATTCCAATTTTATCAGCTAATGTAGCTGCATTATGCATTTTTCCACCTTTACCATCAAATGTCATTTTACACGGTACTGAACCTACTGAATCCCACATAAATAATAAATCATATTGTATCTCACCACTTTTTTGTGCATCTAATAATTCATTAATATAATCGGTGATTTGTTCTATGTATTGGAAGTCGTTGTTAAATAAAAAGAATCCATCCCATTCTACTTCTCCTGTTTTAGGGTCTACTTTACCTTCACATTCTAATCCCATTAATTTAGCATGGTCAAAATCCCATTTTTGTTCAGTAATAATGAATACAGGTAAAATACCTTTTCTTTGTGAATCTATTGCTGTTTTCACTAAAGCT